GATGGCCTGCATGGCCGTAGCTGTCATTCCAGTGATGGTAGCCACTTGACCACCTTTCTATGCGGAGCTGATGGTGTAACTGTCGGCGTCGATGAAGACGGCAGTCGGCGACGTGATCTCGAACGTGTCGGTTCCGGTCATCTCGATGACGTCGAACGGAGCCGTAGCTGTCCACGTTCCATCGCCGTTGTCAACGATGGTGAGAGTGCCGATGGTGTCGAAGATCCCGAGAAGTTCGGAGAACGTCGGGAGGCTGGCCGAAACCGAGTCAGTGCCGTAAAGGGCATCTTCGAGGAGCGAAAGAACCGACGGGTCGGTGGACCGAGAGTCGACCACCACATGCGCGAACGGCTTGTAGTCGACTACCGCCGGGGGCTTCGTTGTGATCTTCCAGCTGAAGTCGCTCAAGCCGGTCGTCTCGGAGAGTGTGCCGTTCGTTCGTGTCGTCGGAGAAGCGAGAGCGTTGTAGACGAGATGAATCTTGTAGCCGAAATCGTCTGACTGATCATTCCCGATCATTGTCCGATAGGAAAGGCCGAAAGACTGACGTCGCTGTTGAGTTATAAACAATCCCGAACGAGGTTCGGCCATCCCGTCACACGCCGAGAACTCGTCGGGGTAGGTGAAGGCGGTAACCGTGGCCTCGTATTCCTCGGAGGCCGGATTGTTCAAGTACTTGTAGCCGTCTATGTAGAACGGCGCCGGGTCTCCACCGGTAGGGCTTTCGTTGACGGATGTCAGACCGTTCCATGGGACGCCGGCTTGGCCGTCTAGGTAGAAAACTCCTCGGTCGACGCCTGCTTCATAGAGGCGTGTTCCCGGGTCACCCCAACTGATTCTTGCCACGTTACGATCCTCCTCTCATCCGGAAGTACCCAATTGCGCTTTTCGCTGAGCGTTGAGTTCTCGGTTTCTCTGAGCGATTTCGGCCTTGGTCAGTTCCTTCGGCGGCGCGTTCTTCTGATTGCAGACCCGAACGAGCGTCAGAAGACGATTCAGATGCCAGTGCTGGCACTCGAACGGGATTGTCAAAGCGATCAACCAGTAGTAGATGACCTCTGCGGTGATGATCTCGCGGTTCTCTTCCTGGCCGTCATCTCTGAACCAGGTGGCGGTCATCTTCGCGTTGATGTACGCGTTGATCGCGTTGAGGTTCTCGTCAGAGAGTTTGTCGAAAACTCCCGGAGGAACACCAGGGGTAAGAGTCATCGCGGTGATGTACCACAATGTCTCTTCGGGGGTCTTAGCCTCTTTGCTGAGAAAGGGCTTCTCGAAGAATGACTCCCATTTTGACAGAGAGACCAGAGAGTGCTCCAGTTCGAGGGTGAAGAGTTCAGTTGGAACGAACTCGTTCGTCTCTTGGTTGAAACCTTCAGCCAAAGGGACATCGATGACGAGCACTCTCTGGTCTCCTTTCTGCCGGCCGGCTGCTAGTAGGTGAAGAGCCAGTCGTTGTCGGTGGGCGTCGGGAACTTGTAGCCGTCGTTCGGCTCCGCGACGACGAGCTTGGTCTGACCGGTCGTGAGGGTGACCGTGCCGGTGACGACCACGTCGTCGATGTAGTAGGTGATGCCGGTGACGGTCGGGATGGTGATGACGTGGGTGGACGAGTTGTAGGTCGGTTCCGTCGGCGTGACGGTGGTGACGGTGCCGGAGAAGATCGCGAGGACGGCGGCCGGAGTGGGCAGAGAGGGATCGGTGCCGGTGGTCCCGTAGAGGAAGTCCTCGAGAGTCGCCAGAGCCGTGGCGTCGACCTTGGTCGAGTCGATCGTGATCGTGGCCGTGGGCTTGTGACCCGCGACGTCGACCGGGGTGGTCGTCATGGACCAGGTGAGCTCGTTGGCCGCCGGGTTGTCGTTGACGGTGGCGTAGTCCCTCGGCGACGGAGCCGCGAGAGCGCCGTACACGAGGTGGATCTTGTAGCCGTAGTCGGTGCCGGTGAGGTCGTTGCCGATGAGGGTGCGGTAGGAGAGACCGAAGGTCTTCCGGCTCTGCTGGCCCACTGCGACGCCGGGCTCGGGCTCGTACGTGCCGTCGCACTGACCCCACTCGTCGGGGTAGGTGTACGCCGAGATGTCGGCCTCGAACTGCTCGACGGAGATCAGGTTGAGGTACTTGATGTTGTCGGCGTACGTCGCCGTGGTGGTGGCGCCGGTCGGCTTCTCGGAGACCTTGGTCAGACCGTTCCACGCGAAGCCGCTGTTGTAGGCGCCGGAGCCGTCGGGGATGTACAGAACGCCGTGGTCGATGCCGGTTTCGTATCGGCGGCCGCCGACGGCGTCCCAAGTGAGCTTGCTCACGTTTGTGCTCCTCAGAAGTAGAGATTGAAGACGTCGTGGTTGAGGTTGTTCACCACGTAGAACCGATTGTGGAGACACATCGGCAATGCGGCGATCTTGTCCGGGATCGGACTATCCGGATCTTGGTCGATCACGGTCACCTGATACCGCTTGGTGTGGATGTACGGCTTGCCGTCAGCGAACGTGGTTACAGCGCTGTACCGTTGGTACACTATGCAGGGGTATTCCATCTGCACACCGGACGGAGGCTGGAAATATACATTTCCGCTTCCGAGAAGACCCTCAAGAAGTGTCTGCAGTTCAAGCCTTTGGCCCATTGTAGACACCTCCGAGGCTCAGTAGCAGACGGGGACTCCGCACTTCGACGTCTGTGACGATCCACAGAGTCCCCATCCACTCAACATACCTTATGGCAAAGAAACGTTCGTTGGCGTACGCGTCGGCGACGATGGATATGGAGTTGTTGACGGTCAGATCGTCATTGACTTTCGTCCCGTCATGCAATTGACGGGTGTTCCGAACAACATCGCCGTAATACGCAACTTCGGTGATGCTGTCTTTCCACACACCAGGTGCAGACTCCACTGATTCGCCGTATCCCACCTTTCCGTAGAACCTTGTCGTTGCCATGGCGTCTATTACGCCTCCGGCATGTGGAACGTCCACTGGACGGTGAGACCGTCGGTCTCGAAGAAGTACCCGGACGCCGGGTGGGCCTCGACCACGAGGGTCTGGTCCGAGGTGAGAGCGGTCTGGGCGCCGGCGGTGAGAGTGGCGCCAGTGACGTTGTTCTTGTAGACCACGCCGGTCTGGGTCGGGATGGTGGCGACGCCCGTGGAGGTGACGAATGTCGGGGCGACCGGAGAGACCAGGACGTTGCCGGAGGCGGTGCTCCAGACGACCAGGGCCGACTTGGGGACCGTCAGGGCGCCCGAGATGCGGGTCTCCCAGAGGTACTTGTACTGGTTGTAGTCGATGTCGAAGAAGTCGAAGAGGTTGACCTCGCCGCCCTTGTTCGCGCCGATGTTGTAGTCCGACAGGTTGACGATGATGCCGAACAGAGTCGGCATGGTCTCCATGACCTCGACTGCGACGATCTTGTCGACCATCAGGTACAGTGCCAGCTCCTCGGGGCTGTTCCAGTACCGCCGGTTCATGCCGTCCTTGACCAGCAGCAGCGACGTGAGGGTCGGGAGCGTGGTGTAGAAGGTCGGCCGGCCGCTGCCCTTGTAGTGGCGCATCGAGCGGAGGATGGCCTCGGCGACCTCCAGCATGGAGGAGTTCGAGTCGCCCACGTTGACGTAGACGTCGGTCTTGAAGATCTCGTGCTCGTTGACGATGGAACGGATGCCGTCGCCGCTGGTGGCGCCCATCGGGTCCTTGACCTTGTCAGGGTCGTCGATCGCACGACCGTCGCCGATGAGGATCGCGCGGGCGATTTCCTCCCGGCCCATGACGGACATCTCGCCCTTCATCCACGACACGACCTCGAAGTCGGTGATGTCGATGATGTCGTCGCGGTTGAGCTTCTGCTTCTTGTAGATCGTGGTCGGGTCGGTGGTGCGCTTGGAGACCGAGAACCACTCCTCCTTCTTGAAGTTGCCGGTGATGTAACCACGGGCTCGGGCCTCGTCCATGGTGATGTCGGCCACGATCGTCCGGACACGGGAGAAGGGGGTCTTGCTGGTGTCGTCGAGGACGCCCTGGACCCACTCCATGCGCCGCGTGAGGAACTGCGGCGTGTTGGTGAGGTTCTGGTAGTTCGGGAAGAGGATGTCGATGGGCTCGATGCCGTGGGCCAGGGCGTAGTTGTCGACCTCGGCCTTCAGGGACGACTTGTTCTTGACCGCCGAAGCGAAGATCCCCTCGACGTCGGCGTGGGAGAGCTCGTGCTTCTTGGGGCCGGCGTTCTGGTCGGTCTGGTCGAACACGTTGCGCGTCACGGGGGTTCCTTCCTTGTGGCTGAGGTCGTCCTCGCCGGGCTTGTTGGTGTCGGAGTGCTCGGCGGGCTCGCCGTCCTTCTTGTCGTCGGCCACACCCTTGGCGGCGTCGTTGTCGCCGTCTCCGTCGGGGTCCTGAGCCGTCTTGACGGCTTCCTCGACGATGTGGGCGACAACGTCCTGCTCGTCCGGGGTCAGCGAGTTCCAGAAGTCCTCGATCGACGGCTCTGTGGAGTTGTCGACGACGTCCGCCGCGTGGAAGAGCTCGGCGCCGGTGTAGATGACCGCCTCGTCGTCCAGCTCTTCGAGGCCACCGTCACTGTGACGGATGTTGACGAAGTCGATCTTCGCGCCCTTGTTGGCGCCGGCGAGAACGAGGCTGACTTCGCAGATCTGACCGTGGAAGACGTTCTTGTCGCCCTTCTCCACGAGCTGATTCGCGAAGATCGACATGGCGTTGATGTCGCCGTGTTCGACCTGCAGCTTGACGTTCTGGCCGGCGGGCGTGGAGTTGAAATAGCCGTCGGCGCGCACACCCTCGGCCATGTGCTTGAGGATCGCGTAGCCGAGAACGTTCGTCGGGTCGTTGTGTCCGTGCTGCCAGACAAGCGGAACCTGCTGGCCGTCCATGTGCTTGAACGCGTCCGGCATGATGGTCCGACCATCGGAGCACTTGAGGTTGGCCTTCGTGGCCCAGCCACTGAAATCAGGTTCCATTTTGACTGTTTCCTCCCGTCCTGGTGAGTTGTGGTATTGGGCGTGTCGGCTGTCGGTCGCTCGGTGGGAACGGCTGTCGAGGTGGCGGCTGCAACGGCGGCGCCGTCGGCATGTTGCTGTTCTGGAGCTTGTCGGCCTTCGCGTCCTTCGACGGCTTGAAGCCGATCCCCTGACGGATCTCGTTCGGGGTGAGGATCTCGTTTCTGGACAGCATGTCGGCGATCTTGGCTATCTCGCTGAGAGGAACGAGAGCGAACGGGTCCTTGAAGTACGTGATGGACTGACCTTGGGTCCTAGCCGTCTTGGTGAGGAACGTAGCCCTCATGGCTTCGGCGATGGCTCGAAGAATCGGTTCGACCGTACGAGAGTTGTAGTTGATCATGGTCTTCTCGTCGGCGGTGCCGTTCATGATCGAGTCTGTGATCCCGAGCTGGCTGTACAGCATGTCAGTCAGGTACTGGATCTGACCGAGAAGATTGTTCTCGGCCGGCCTGTTGAGCTGAGTGACCTTCTCGGTTCCGTCGGTGTAGGCGATGCCATACTGGCTGCCCTTGAGCTGGAACTCGACGTCCTTCCGTCGCTGTTCCGCCTGCTTCCGACGGGCCTCAGACTTGATGACGTACGGAAGCTGGATGATCAGGTCGAGCTTGCCGGAACTGGAGGCCTCGTCGACGGCGTCCAGCATGTTGAGCTTTCGCGTCAATCGCTGGAATGTCGAGTTCGGCTCGTTCATGACGTCGTAGAGCGGATTCTCCACGACTGCGACAAGGCTTTTCGGAAGAGTGATCTGCTCTCGGAAGCCCTTCGCCTGGTTGTAGAGACTGACTCGGACGTGCTCGGGGAACCACGCAACGACTTCGGCGGCTCGCATCGTCAGGATGTCGTACGAGTTGGAGTTGGTCGGATCGCTCGTGGTGTCGACCGGAACGATGGCCACGACTCCCTTGTCGAACATGACTCGAACGACGTCCTGTCGGAACTGCTGAGCCGCTTGATCGACGTTCGCCTTCACGGTAAGACATTCGTTCAAACCGCTGTCGATGTCCTCGACATAGCGCCCGTCCTTGTCGTTCCGAACATGACAAAGCTGAATCGACGCTACATCGAGACTCATCCTTGTGAGGATCGACGAAAGCATCGACCGCTCGTTCGTGTAAGTGAGACGCGTTCGGTCCGGCCGCACGCCGAAAGTAGATCCGGCGGCATAACTCTGTCGTTGCTGGTAGTTCTCGTCCCAGTTATTGAACGCGTTCCACGCGTGCCTGATAAATGAACGCACTCCCATGTGTCACCCCCTTTCCTGGCTATTCGAAGGCTTCCTTGTGGGCCTTGTAGGCAACGTACGCGTCCATCAACGCTGATACGTTGTCGATCTTCGCATCCTGTCGCTTCTTCAGAAGCGTCCGGTTGCCGTTCGTGTCCTCCATGGTGATGGCGTTGCCCATGGCGAACGTCATGAGTGCTTCGTCGAAGGCAAGCAAACGTTCTGCACTGAGGTTTTTGAGCTCTCCAAGCGGCACAGATTCCGTCTTGGCGCCCTGAATCACCTTCTCTATTCCGAATGGACCGTTCTCCGCTTCCCAGCGGCTTACGAACTCCTTCGCGTTGTACGGGTCAAAGCCAAGGGCACGGACGTCGTACTCCAGATCCTGGATATGTTGGTCCAGGTCGTCGTAGACCTCCATCATGTCAAGAACCGTGCCCTCAAGAACGTGAAGACTGCCCTCACCGATAAACTCGTCGTACTTCTGACGCATGGCGCCAGGAAGCTTCATCAGAGTCAGCGAAGTGATGTAACTCCGGGTTTTGACCCCGAAACCATCGCGCAGGGGGAAGAGGAAGGTGAAGGCGCAGAAGTCATCGCCTTGGGAAAGGTCTGCACCCAGAGCACAAGGCATCTGCCAGAACTCGCGTGTACGATGAGGTAGCGTCTCCTCGTACGTGAAGAAGTAGGTATAACCCTCCATCGGTATCCCGAAGCGCTTAGCCAGGATGTCGTTCCTCGAAGCCGGGGCTTTCTCGGCTCGCTCGACGTCGAGCTGGTACGTTTCATACGTAACCGTCTTCCCGAGGTTCGGATTCGCCTTTTGCCACATCGCCGGATCCGCGACTTCTTCCAGCTCGTCAAGCTTGTAGTGCCAGATCGAGATATGCGGCGCTGGGTAGTCTCCCTTGAGGATGCTGGCGAGTTCGAGCTTGATCGTGTCGCCGGAACCGTTTCGGACGGTACCCTCGGAGCTGATGGCGACGATCAGGTAGTCATCGAGCTTTGAGGCTCCCTGCTCGATCGCACCGACGACGTCCTCGCGAATATCGCCGGATAGCCACTCGTCGATTGTAGAGATCTTCGGCCGCAGACCCTGCAATTTGTTGATGGCCATCGGGCGAACTTCGAGCAGGGAGCCAGTCAGGAAGTTCTCGACGCCCTTCTTGGTTGAGGCCAGCTTCACCCGGTTCATCCGAGAACCAGTCGTGTTCTGAAGCGAGCCCTCGGTCAGAAACTTGAACAAAGGGCCGCGGCTTCGAGTGATCGCGGTTCGGAACGGCGACATCACCTCGTCGGCCTGCTTCATAGTCGGCGCGGTGGTGATCTGGTGTGTCGTTGATGTGTCGACGTTCAGGAAATAGCTCTGTATGCACTCGGCGTACATCGACTTGGCCGCACCTCGGGCCACGATGAGGTACTGCTTCGTGGTCAGCCGCTTCTTGACCGTCTTGTTGACGTAGCTACCACCGTGGCCGTCCGGTCTCGGTTCGTAAACCTGTCGCTTGACGAAGTAGTACCAACCGAAGATCTGTTCAGCCCAGACCTTGAAGGAAGGAAGCAGGTGGAGGTCGCTTCCGTCGGTGAGTGTCAGCTCCTTCTCGCAGTAGAGCATGAAGCCTTCGACGGCCCTGTCGTCGTAGTAGATGGTCGGGTTGGCGATGAGCGCGTCGATGCGGTTCATCTCCATCGAGATTTCCCGGTTCACAGGGATCTCGCCACGAACTACCGCGTCCCGAAACTGGCCGTAGTAGATTGGAGTTGCCGTATTCGATAGAGCCATCGCCAACCCTCCCTTCTAACTTGAGGCGACCTTCCTGATGACCTTCGTCGTGGTGTCGACCGTGCTGTGGATGTCGTTCAAGGTCTTGATCGCCGAGAGGGCCTTCTTGACGCGCTTGTGGCCCTTCTCGAACTTGTGGCCGCTGCCGACCAGCTCTCGGTGCTGCTTCTCCAGGTTCTTGCGCGTGATGATGTCCTGGAGTTCCTTGTTGGAAAGGGCCTTGAGGCCGCCTTCCTTGGCCTTGGAGCTGTGGGCCTCGACGGTGGCGTGGTCCTCGGAAGCGGGGTGCGAGGGCGAAGAACGACGCTTACGAACGCCCCACTTCATGCCTCTGACTCCGTGATGAGACAGCACTCGTTCCACCAAAGCGGCTCCGTCTATGACGTTGTCGGATCCGTCCATGATTCTCCCTCCCGTTTGACGTTGAGTCGCCACTCGAGTTCTCTGATCTGTTCCTTCATCGCGTCGATGGCGAAGGAAGTTCCTGGCACGTCAAACAACATCCGGACCCGAAGGATGACGTAGTGCTTGACGGAGTTGAGCCGGAGGTCGGATCCGATGAAGGCGTCCCACGTAGCCGTGTCGTCCTCGATCATGTAGCCGTCATCGGGGCCGATACCCAACTGGTTGAGCGTCGAGAACACGCCGTTGATGTGCAATATGACGTCGCGATCGAACGCCGTGTAACTCGTATCGAGACCGAGGACTTTCTTGACGTCGTCAAGTATGCTGCCGGTCACGTGGGACACCTCCTTTCTAGAAGCGCTTGTTGACCTCGGCCTGAACGGCGTTGGCGCTGTAGCCGGCCCTCGTCAGACGGGCGATACGG